AAGGAAGGAGGGTAATGGAAGAGAAACAAAATCAAAATCAGCCGGTTCAGGTTTACAAAAATCCTACCTCAAAGCGAATTGAGATTCATTCCAGACATCAAAAGCTGGTGGTGCGAGACTTAAAGACCGGTCAATACGTTAACAAGCGCTGAGGCTAAGGCCGAGGCGCTTTTATTGTGCCATTTAGGTGGTATAATGGAACATATGAATGGGGGTGAACGTCCAATAAAAGTTGAGAAGAGGTACGATAAAGCACGAATAGAGATTAACCCGAAGTATGGGAAGCCGATTATCCGAGACATGAAGACAGAGCAATACCTTCCCAAGTATAGAAAGGGTGTGCAATAGTACCGACAAAATTTACCATTAATAATGACGAGATTTCAGAACGTGATTGGGGGGAGGTAGACAAAGGCAGTATTTGGCAAACATTTATTAAAGCACGGGAAGAAGGAGCTTCAGGGCTTGCAAGTGCGATAAAAGAGATGTATGCGGTAGTCAAAGCTCCTGTTGATGAGAATTTAAGGGAAGCCGATTGCTGGGGGCCACACCATGAGCTAAGAAGCGATGGAACATTAGTCGTTAATCGTAGGGGCGTAATAGCGGCAGTTGGAGCATTAGCTGGTGCAAGGGCAGAGCCGAATTTAACTGCGAGTGAGAAGAAGGAGGCGGCAATGCATTTGGCGAAGCATTACCGAACAATGGGATTAGAGCTTCCCGATACAATAAAGGAATATGCAGGCGAAATGGCAGTACCGTTGCAAATGCATGTTATGGGTGAGATGGCGGTTGAAGATATCCCAGTCGCACCGTGGGCTGATGTGAAGAGTTTGCAAGAGAATGACCTTAATCCGATGGAGGTAGTAGTAGCAGTACCCGTTGGCAAGTCTAAAAGAGGCTGGTTTTATACTGAAGAAGCACTAAAAGCTATTGAAAGAACAGTAAATGAGCAAGGGCTTCCGGGATTTATGGGTCATCAAAAACCAGATGATGTGGATCACGAGTTCCCAGAGCCAGTTACACATTGGGTAGGTGCAAAGTTTGAAAATGGCAAGTTGTATGTGCGAGGTGTGATTGACAAGTCGGCTGAAGATTTGAAGCGTTGGATCAAAGGCAATGCCGTAAGGACAGTTTCTATATTTGGCGTTCCGAAATTAAAGCACAAAACAAATGGCGAAATTGAGGTCGTTGATTATCAGCCGTTGAGCATTGACTGGACACCGTTAGGAAGGGCGGGGATGGAAACACAAGTTATAGCTATTGGCGAAATGGATAGTGTAAGAGAAGAGACAAAAAAAGAAACACAAGAAGAAACAAAGGCAGGTGATAGCATGGACGAAGTGCAAAAGGTTTATGGCGAGCTGACAGAGTTGCTCGGGGTAGAAGGTGAGGAACTTGTCGCAAGTGTAGAGAAGATGAAAGCCGCATTTGAAGAGCAGAAACGCAAAGAATGTGGCGAGTTGGTGGAACAGCTGATTAAAGAGAAGGTTTCAGGCGAGGTTGCGCAGGTGTTGGTAAAGAAGTTGCTTAAGTATGAAGGTGAGCCTGACAAAGAGAAAATAGCAGGCGAGATTGATAATATCTTGAACGACCCAGATGTGAAAGAAGCATTAAGTAAGATTTATGCTGTAAACCCTCCAGTAGTGGGTGAAGAGCAGAGTAGTAAACTCGTAGTTAAGCGAGTAAGAATTTAGAAAGGGGGCAGAGAAAATGGCGTTTGATGGACAGCCAGTACCAAGCACAGAGTATCAAATACCACAGGCAAAGGTAAGTGATGGACAGAGTGTAGTTGTAACGGCTACGGGTAATGTGGTTGCAGGTGAGTTTTACGAAATTCAAGGCTTTCTTGGAGCGGCCATGACTAATGGCAAAGCAGGGGATAAGGTAGTGCTGAACATTGAGCAAGCAGAGTATAGCACTGTGCAGGTTGTAGATGGTGCAACGTTTAGCGTTGGAAGTTTGGTCTATTGGAATGGGACGGCATTTACTAATGATGTTGGAACAAGTAATAGGTTAGTGGGGCGTTGCACATCTTATGACAGTGTGAATAAGGTGCTTACGTTTATCCTTGGGCCGCAAGCATAGAGAAAGGGGGCTGATATAGATGACTATAATTGATCAAGAAAGTCTTAAAGCCGCAAAAAGGCAAGGAACATATACATATACCGTACCTATGGTGATTGATAAAAAAGAGTACCCTGTAGATGTGAGGCTAATTAATGGTGAGATGGAGACATACCAGTTGACTAAACCCATAGGTGAGTTGATGACATCGGCATCGCTTGAAGATAAGCAGGACTTGTTGAGGAAGGTTACGTTAGATGTCCAGCTGGGTAGGGGGCAGGTTCAGACACTGTATGCTCCAGTTTACCAGACTTTGAGCGACCCTAATTTCCCGAGGGTATTGCAGGCAACATGGGCGATGTATGGTAATGTGGTATTCCTTGAGCATTTGGAAGGGCAAGAGGTAAAGTTCGGGAGTTTGTCCGTTGAGCAGGGGCCGATTGCTACCATTCAGGAATACACTGCAGGATTTGAGTACACCAAGGAACTNATAGATTTCAATGAGATGTTCAGGATTGAGCTTATCAATCAGGCGATTGGACAGGCTTACAATGCGTTGTTAAATCATATCCACTTATACCCGATTTTCAGTTACAACAATTACAATACCAAGAATGTTACCACATGGAAAGGTGAAACAGGCGACCCATTGTGGTTAGGGATTTATAAGACATTGAGGCAGGCAATCATAGATGCCACTTTAGCAAAGCGTCCAGCGACAGTGTTACTTGCAAACCCAGCTGATAGGTTTGATATTGAACTTGCATTGCGTGGAGGTTTTACCATAGAAGGCACGACTTATCCAGCGTTACCAGGCATTGATACGATAATCTACTATGAAGGTTGGCAAGGAACAATGAATGGCAAGCCATATGTGTATGGAGGAGTACCGAAGGGCAAAGCTTATTTGATTAGGCCGAAGCAAGGGTTTAAGGAACTCGTGAAGAAAGACCTTACTATTGAAACTACCAGCGGCGATTTGACAAGGTTAGTTGAAGCTCAGATAATCGCTTATGCTTACCGAGGCGTATTCGCTGCATTAGACGAGAATGTGCAAAAGGTAGAGATTAGCGCAAGCTAATGATGATACCAACTCCAGAGTTAGTTGAGCAGTTACGCAATCTTGCTGGTGAGAAGGAAGAGGGAAGGTTCACCGATGCTGAATTAGAAGACATTATTAAGGCGTCAGATAACATTTATGCGGCGGCTTCCTATGTATGGACATTAAAAGCGGCGAGGATACAAGAAGAGTTAGGGAACATCCAAAGCTATTCCATTGGTGAAGAAAGTTACACTTATAGGTCGTTGACAGACATGTTGGAGTTGTGCTTAAAGATGGCTGACTTATATTCCCAGATGGGTGATATGGGAGNAAGAATTGTGCAGGTTAACCCTCCTGATGTGGTATGAAGGAACAGCGGGTTAGAGACATCGCATGGGCAATTGAGCAAAACCCTGTAGATGTTACCATTTACCGTACACAGCGAGTATTGAGTGAAGGACATTACACCGAGACTACCATGGAAGTAGGAACATATAGAGTGCGTATATTCTTGAATGATAGGCATACTCCAGTAAAATTGATTGATGAAGGAGGGAGGGCATTGCGAAGTGTTACATGGTCAATGCTTTGTGATGCTTTCGCAGATGTAAAGGCTGGTGCAAATGTTGTGGATGTGGTAGATGTACCTATGCTGGGGAAGTTAAAAGTAGTTAACGTTATCCCGTTAAGCGTACAGGGTGAAGTGGTAGGATACCAAGTGCAGTTGCAGGGGATGGATGAATGATAAAAGTTGCCCAAGGTTTCAGTGATAAAAGTAAATATAAGTTTCAGCAGATTTATGCGTTAATGGACACGGTATACCGTCCAATGACAGAAGGGTACATGAAAGCAAACAAGCCGTGGACTACACGAACAGGTTTGGCTGTAGCAGGGTTGCATTCCAGAATAGAGAAGAGCGAAACCGAAATAAAACTCATACTTGGGCATGGCGTAAGTTATGGCGTTTACCTTGAGCGTGGACATAAGGTAAAAACTAAAGGCGGTAAGGTAAAAGAGGTTAAGCCGTATGCGATACTTAAGCCGACGTTAGACAAGTTCTATCCAGATATATGCGAGCGTATAAGGGAGCTGTGGAGCATGTGAGAGACGAAATAAGGAAGTTACTTGTAGAAAAAGTTACATTAGTTGGTGAAAGGGTATACGAGCCATATGTTCCATCGTTGCAAATAGAAAAGCCTTACCTTGTAGTTAAGGAAGGTACAAAGGAAGTACCAAACGATTGGGCTGGGTATACGACTACCGTTGAAGTGTGGATATTTGAAAACTTTGAGACATTTGCGGATGTAGATCAGTTGGCGGCGGATGTGATTAGTGCGCTGGACAAACAAATAATCACGGTTAATGATAAGAAGTACTTATTACGTTACCTTGCTACTATAGGTGAGGATTTCTGGGATGAGGAGTTACAAGCATTAGAACGTGGCTTGCAGTTTCAGGTCTTTTCATTGGGTTGGTTGAGTGGTGAGACGTATAACCCAGACCCAGTAGCAGCATTACGTACTTGGAGTGAAAGCCGCTGGGTGAAGGTTGAGACAAAGGAAGGGAAAAGAATCAAAACACCGATATTGCAAACTGACCCAGATACATGGGACCCGTCAGACCAGCGTCCGGGCTTGTATTGGCGAATTGTGGAAGTATCAGCACCATATAATGTAAGTGCGTCAATGTATTGGATGAATTTCACCATTTATGGGCATGTTGTGGCACCAGATCCGAGTGTCCGTAGAGAATGGATAAGGAAAGTCGTTGAAGCGTTAACAGATGCGATGCGAATAAGTGTTAATAATGTTACGGAGTTGTGCGTGGAAGAGATATCAGCTACAATGGATGCGGATCCGTTAATAGTGGGACAAATCAGGTTACGTGGAACAATGGGACTCATGCGTAGTAAAGTAAGTGCGGAAGTGTTGAGTAATGCTTCCGTTAGTGGTGGGGTGTCCTTTACAGGGAAAGCACCTCCGATAATCCCTGAAGAGGAAGGAGGAACAGTCGATTGAAAGAGAAAAACGAAGTAATAGAAGAAGAGCAGAACACCAAAATAAAACCCGAGAAAAAAGAGGCTGAAGATGTTTATACGCTTAATGATTTAGTAGCGAATGCTGGTATATTTGGAGTGAAGCCTGAAGCGATTATTGGTGCTTTGACAATGGCTGGGGTGAAAGAAGCAACCCGCTCCCAGATGGAGCGGTATTTACAAAATTTTCTCAGAAAAGAGGTGTAGAGAATGGCAGGAATTGTATTTCGTAGTGGCGAGCAAAAAGTAAGGCCTGGAGTATATATTCGTGTACAAAACGTAGGGCAACCTGTCGT